CACCTACTAAGCCTGTAATACTTGATTTAACTTTAGATGTAATAGATAACATGCTTATTGTTACACCTCCGGACGAACAAGACTTATCCACAGATTCATCCACAACATCCGTAGCAGATAGCGGAGCTATATTAGATATAGATTATTTAGAGTTTAATGAATTAGAACAAGATTATTTAGCTGAGGATACCTTGGAGTTTACAGAACTTGATATAAACTTTTTAGATGTAAATTTCTTTGAAGATTTATTAGCAATTATAGAAGAAATAGACGAGTTAGATACTAAAAAATTAACTGTAGGTACTACGATACAAGGCACAGAAATAGGACAAGATTTAGAAACTCAAATAATTACTTTATTGCAGGGAGAACAAATTGCATTTCAAAGAAAGGTTAATCAAAACGCACAGTTGACGGTAAACAGTGCCCAAGGTTACACTATTATTTTAATACAGGATGGTAAATACCAACAGATTGTAGTTAATGGTGGAGGTAATTCTACTATTACAATTACACAGGGGTCAGGATGAAGAAATGGATTTCGTTACTTAGCATACCAATACTATGCGTGCCTTTGTTATTTAACTGGCAGGCACTTGAAATACTTAAATTAAAAACTTTTGATGCACTCGTACAAATACCTGAACCTTCTGATAACTTTGTACTGTTAGATATAACAGAGAATGACCTATCTCTGTCCGGTGGGTGGCCTTTCCCTCGTCAAGAACTTGCTAAAATTCATTTAGACCTCATAGGAGCAGGTGCTTGGGGCGTGGGTTGGGTCATCGCCTTTCCACAAGAAGATAGATTTGGTGGAGATAAAGCCTTTGCTGATGCATTAGCAGGCACACCAAGTATTCTTGCAATGTTTGAAAATGATAATGGTGAGTTTCCGCCTACAACAGGCACAGTTATATTAGGTGATGGGATTCCCGTGCAAGGGATTTCTGCACAAGGTGTGATACAAAATACTCCTGAACTTGCAAATGCTAGCAGCCAGGGTTTGGCAGTTGCACGAACAGATGTAGATAAATTAGTAAGAAGATTGCCTTTGTTATTACAAACACCAGATGGTTGGACGCCGGCATTTGGTATGGAAGTTATGAAAATACTTTCTAGTTCAGATACATACATTATTAAAGGCCAAGAGGGTGAAATTGTAGAACTTACTTTACCAAATTATGCAGAAATACCTGTAGATGAAATAGGTAGAAGATGGGTAACATGGAGTGATACTCCAAGGACTACACTTCAAGAGATGAATGTAAAAGATAAGTTTGTGCTTGTTGGTGTAAGTGCAAAAGGTATCATGCCTCAAATAGCTACGCCAGTTGGATTGTTGTATCCGCATGAAGTACAAGCTGCAATGGCTGAAAGTTTAACAGTAACTGTACCTCAAATACCGGGTGCAAGCCTATTATATGAATTGCTTATACTAGTAGGGTGTTTAATATTAACTATAATTATAATACGTAGTTTACCTGTTGCAGGCACTATGGTGGGTATGGTTGTTTTATATACAAGCGTTGCAATAGCTGCAGTATGGTTTGTACGAAATAATATACTTATAGATTTTAGTTATAGCGCAGTTGGTATGACACTTTTATCTGTACAAGAATTTTGGTTAAGGTTTGGGGAACAATATAAATTAAGACAACAGATAAAGAAACAGTTTGAACACTACCTGGATCCTAGGCAAGTTGCACGATTACAAAAAGACCCTAGTTTACTTAAGCTAGGAGGCGAGCGTAGAACTTGTACGTTTTTGTTTACTGATGTCAGAGGGTTCACAAATTTGTCCGAAAAGCTACAGCCTGAAGAAGTAACAGATATAATGAATAAAGTACTTACTGTACAAGTTACATGCATCCAGGCACATGGTGGTATGGTAGATAAGTTTATAGGCGACGCATGTATGGCCATATTCAATTCCCCCCTAATGATTGATGAACATGAACAACGTGCTGTCGCCTGTGCTCAAGACATGCGCACGGCAATTCGTGTGTTACAAAAAGAATTACCTGAACCTATTGCTATAGGTATAGGTGTAAATACTGGGGAAGCAGTAGTAGGTAACATGGGTTCAGATTCTAGGTTTGATTATTCAGCTATAGGAGATGCTGTAAATGTAGCTGCACGATTAGAAAGTGCAACTAAAAAATATGGAGTAGATATACTTATTGGAGAGCGTACAGCAGAAAAAGTGGACAAATGTTCCCCACACGGAAAGATTCAAGTAAAAGGCAAAGAGAAAGCATTAAAAGTGTATACTATATAAATGGCTAGAAATTATAAAAGTGAATACGCAAACTACCATTCGTCTCCAGAACAAAAGAAAAGACGTGCAGCTCGTAATAAAATACGTAGAGAAATGTTAAGAGAAGGAAGAGTTAGAAAAGGAAGTGCTATAGATATACACCATATAGATGGGAATCCTGCAAATAATTCACGAAGTAACGTAGTTTTACAACATAGATCAAAAAATAGGTCTTTTAAAAGAAAATGACCTCACAGTATTTAATCTAATGCATTTTTAAGGCATAGTCCTTGTGCAGACATCAAAAACATGTGTAATGCGTTAGAGAGCTTCTCCGTGGCTTCTATACAATTTTAGTTTTTTCTAAGGTTTTTATGAGTCTATTTAGGTACCATTGAGCTTTTTTTAAGTCTTCAACGCCTTTTTTGTTTTCATAACGCCAAATATATTTTTGAATGTTACCTTTTAAGTAACCTCTAAATGCTTCAGGTGTCATGCTTTCTTGAATTGCCACAATACATTCCACGTTTCCTGTGTTGTAATGCGGAGGTGAGTTAACCATGTCTGTCATTTTTTGTCTCCCAAACAATGTTTTGTAAGTGCTTCTATAAAATTTTTAAAAGATACTGCTTTTTTGTTAAATTCTTTTACTGTTATATGTGTAAGAGTAAAATCTTCGGTTACGTACACTAAATCTCCTGATGCAAAAACTGTGTACGTAAACATTCCATGTTCTTTTTGGCGTGTCAACCAAATACGTTGTTGTTCTGATAAATTAATTTTTATTTTTGACGTGCATTTTGTTGGCAGCGCTTGCTTGTATTTGTACTCTATCCAACAATTACTATTTGGACCTGAATAATAAGTGTCAGGCACACCGCCGTGGTAAGGGTCATTTATCTTCCAACGATAAACTTCTTTAGATAAGTGTCTATGCACTTTGTTTATGAACTCCTTTTCTTTCACACAAGGAGTATAACATACGTACAAGAGTGCGACAGAATATGTCGCACCCGTACGATATAGAACTACTTAGTTTGAGTAGCAAAAGTTTTTTCATAAAACTCTTTTGCAATATTGTAAGCAGATTCTTTCAACCAACCAACGTTAGAAACAGATATGTTCATGAACTTCTGTCCTGCTTTGTTAGCCGTTTGAACAGATGAAAGCTTCCATAAAGAAGCAAATCTATCTCCACCAAGCTTCATTATTTGAGTATTCCATTCTCTAGATACTCTAAGCTTAGAAGAAGAACAGTCAAACAAGAAAGGTATTTCTGATACTTCTCCTGTTGCTTCATCTATTTTTAACAAAGTATGAGTTTGAGTCTGTGTGATTTCATGGTCTTCGACCTTGTTACCACCGTCTTCAAGATACTTAATAGCTTCTGCTTGTGTAGGGAATGTACCTACTAAGCCACCACCTTTTTCTCTTTTTACCCATACAACATACTCTTCTCTGAAGTGTACGTTGACTACGTAAAGTTCTTTACCGTAGCTTTCTTTAGTTACAGTGTTTATAAAGTCGCCGACTTTAGCGCCGTCTATATATTCACTGTGGTTTTCATCTACTTCGTTTGACAACTGTTGAAGTTGTTTTAAACGTGGAGTAGATAAGTGTTCTGAGTTAATGTTTTCATTACCCAGATTGTTGCCTTGTTTAACGTGAGCAGGCATTTCACTCGTTACTATACTTATATCATTAGACATCGAACGTTCTCCTTTTTTCATCTAATTATAATTATGCTGATCTAAAGTTAACTCTAGTCAGCTCCGTACTTTTAACACCTGGTACATCCATACCAGAAGTTATAAGTTCTCTGTAGGCAGTTGCAGACATACGTTTTTGCAACAACTCAAATTGATTAGTATCAATAATGTGTTGATGTAACGCGTCCCAATCTTCTACAGTAGGCACAATCTCATTTTTAAGTGAGATTGTACAAACATCATTAGAAATTTTATCGAGCCCTTGCTCTTGCATTCTAATAGATATTTGACTTTCTAACTCGCGTTGTTGTGTTTTAAGAAGTTTTTCTTCAGCTTGTACAGATTTTATTTCTGTTCTTACTTTAGTTACTTCTGATAACAAATCATTTAATTTTTTCATGATATCTCCTTAAGAATATGTAATAAGTTTTCCATACGACCTAACTTGGTATTGAGTTTTTTGTATACCTCTGGTTCCCAAGTGCCTCTGGCTTGAATGAGTATTGTTTCAGTCTTTTGTGTTTGACCTGCTCTGTATATACGCTGATTAAATTGTTGATAATGCTCAGCATTATAAGTTGGTGAACACCAGATTACAGTACTTGCACGTGTAAGAGTGAGGCCGTGTGACGCAGACTGTGGGTGACAGAATAAAACTTTAATCTGTCCAGCTTGATATCTAGCAACTATATCTTTTCTACGTTCAGCAGGTACAGTGCCATCAATAACGTCATATGTAATACCCTCTTTGTTAGCTAGTTCTACTAATGCGTCACGTTCGTGTTTCCAGTTGAATGCTACTAAGCTATGCGCACGTTGGTTTACAAGTGTCATAACTATGTCGTATCTTTCTTGGTGTACAAATTGGACCACACCATCTTCATCGTACACTGCGCCTGTAACAAGCTGGAGTAATTTCTTGACACGAGCAGCTGCGTTTACAGCGTTTACTGTGCCAGACTTAGTATATAAGACTGACTCATCAGCTAGTGTTTTATATTGTTTTTGTATGTTTGGTGTTAGTTTTGTATTAACTGTACGTACAATATTATCTGGTAGATCTATGCAATCGGACAATGCAAAACGTATAGATATGTCAGAAAGTTTATCTGCTACTGCTTCTTCTATGCCTGGTTTGTCTATCCATTCATTAGCAAAGCCATTGAACTTTGGTGTACAAACTTGGTGTCTAAAAGCATAAAACCTAGTACCTAGTCGCTTCCCATCATCGATGAGAAGCGCTGGGTGCCAGATATCTAGAATAGTATTACTATTAGGAGTACCAGACATGGCAATCCTATTAGTAAAATATGAGATAATTTTTTTGAGATTTTTACTGCGTTTGGCTTCCCGATTTTTAAAAGCGGTAAACTCGTCAATAACGATTGTATCGAATTGCTCACAGTAGTGTGTATTTTTAGATAGAAAGTTAACAGCTTCGAAATTAGTGATGACCATTTCATTTTCATTATCTTCAAATACTTGTTTACGGTTTTTTGCATAAGCTACTCCATATTTTATTTCGGGTTGGAACTTATTTATGTCCTCTCCCCATGCCGCTTCCAATATTGAAAGTGGTGCTAAGACTAATGTCTTGCCTCCAAGTATAACATGAGCGTCTAGTACTGCACGTGTTTTGCCAGTACCAGGGTCTGAAGTAATTAAACACGTGTTAGTGTTAACTATAAAATCTGTGGTTATTTTTTGATGCGCATAAGGCGCAGGGATGGTTGTAACATCGTTCATCTTTCGTTCTCCGTAGTACTCTGTGTTATTTGGGTGAGTACAACTTATTAATTATAACTAATATATTCCCCATTCGCAATGGGGTTCTGGTCCTTTACCAAAAGAACACCACCTACAATTGTAAGTAGAAGGATTTGGTGGAAACTTAGTAGCTGTAGTCATAGCTACTGCTCGCTCATGTAGTTTGGGCATAAAAATCATAGCTTCATCTCGCGTATAAGTTTGCTCCATAGTAGTGCCATGATCTAAATACCATAGTTCTGTGTTTACTATTTCTAAATCAGGAAACATAAAGAATGTACCTATAGCATAGATAAGTGCTTGTTGGCTGTGCGCAATTTCATTACCAAACTGTTTACCTGTTTTATAATCTATAACTCTAGCTGACGTGTCGGTTTCTGTTACAAGGGCATCTAATTTTACACGAGCCCAAGTATCAGGAGAAATCCAACCTGTTGGTTCCCAAGAAGTGGTAAAACCCCATTCTCCCTCAGTTTGTACTTTTCCATCTGCAAAAAGTTGTTTTAGCTCTGAAAATTTTTGTGAAAATTTTTTGAGTGATTCTGGTAGTTCAGACATTTCGCTACGTACGTAACGCTCTGCTTCATCGTGTATTTGTGTACCACGTTCAGCAGCTGGACCATAGTCTTCTTGTACGCGTTTTACTTTAGATATATAAGTACGATAAGCGCAAGATTCAAAAGTTTTTAAAGCGGAGTATGACCATGCGGGTACTAGCCCCAGTTCTAAATCCTCCGTGACCTCAACTGTTGCTATTAGGTCTGGACGATTGGGTTGCGTTAGACTGTCCATTATCTAATAAATTTAAATCCCGTTCGTCAAAGTGTTCTTTTATTAACTGTTGCAATACATTATTATCTATTTTCCATGTCAGCACAACCCCACGGGGTATACCAGCTGCACGATCTTTGCTAATACGTTTACGTGCAGTCTTAATGTTTAACCTGGACATACGTTTTGAAAACTCACGTTGAGATATAGTATTACGACTGTCAGTAAGAACGTCGTACACTACTTTAAAATGAGCTAATGGTATAACTTGCTCTTGTCCTGCAGTAGATAACCAATCTTTTAGGTATCTTTGTGCTGTACTAATACCACCTGCGTCAAACGTATTTGCAAGCGGTATATCTAACACGTCCGTAAAGTACTCAAGGTTGCGTGTACGTATTGCATTTGCAAATTCTTCAAGAATAGACATAGATACTTCTTTCATTTCTTTTTTCGCGTCGTTTTCTAATGCTGTGTGAGCCATACGTTCATTTACTACAAACTTCTGTAGTACACCAGCAACTATATACAACTCTGGTTCTAACACGGACAAGTTTTCCAGGAGATCTGGATGTACGTTTTCTATTTTTTGTTCTTGTCGTGGCGCTACATTGTATCTTCTGTCACTGTCTTCAATCTTGACTGCGTCTGCTCTGTTAGTAAGAAAAATAAAGTTCGTAAAAGACGGCAGCTCAATTTGATTTGTACGCATTGCTCTAATAGTAAGATTAGGTTCTGTTATTTGGTGTTTAAGTTTATCGGCCATACGCCCTACAGATCCTGAGTCAGCCATACGAAACTCATCAACTACAAGAAACAATGCTGTTCTCATATATAAGTTAAATTGTTCTTCTATGTTTTCTAAAGCTCTCATAGGTGTTTGTTGTTCGCCAAATAAAGGTTTTAATACTTTATGAATAAGTAAACCTTTACCAGTGCCTGGTATGCCAGTAAATATCCATGCAGTCATTGTTTTCTTTTTATGCTGGTAAATGTACGCAAGCCAATTTATAAAATGTTCAAACTCTGGTTTGCCATTACCAAGCGCGTGCATAGCTAATTTGTAAAAATTCGGTGCGACTTTTTGCATCTCAATGGCTTCACCGTACGATAATTCTTTTACATTTTCTTCTGGA